ATCGAAGTTGTATCGGACGAACCAACAAACCCCACCGTCGAGGCACCTACTCACGATCACTAGCAGAACTGCTAGTTGAGACTGGGTGGTGGCCTCCACAAATACCTTTCGAGACGCAAGACATGAACACTGTGATAGATGTAATAAATAAAAGCAGGCGCAAGTGACAGCCACAGCATCTGTTGAAATAGTTGGCGCTAAAGAAGCAATCAAGGCTTTAGGCAAAATTGACAAAGACCTCCGCAAGCAGTTCAATGCCGACGCTAAACAAATTGCGCAACCGTTAGTTTCGTTGGCTGGCTCTCGCTATCCAGATACTCCCTTGTCCGGAATGAATCGCAACTGGACACAAGGAAACAAGAAAATCTTTCCTTACACCAAAGCCAAAGCCGTCAAAGGTCTAAAGGTAAAGTTCTCTACTCGACGCAATGATGCAAACGTTATCTATGTCACCCAGTCTGATGCTGGCGCTGTGGTGCTTGAAACTGCTGGTCGTGGCAAGACAACTATTCTTTCGGAGAACCTTCGAGCAAGAACTAATCGCATTCTTTGGCCATCAGCCGAACAAGCATTGCCTTCCATACAAGCGGAACTTCGAGCGCTAGTGTTGCGCGTAATTACTAAGGTAAATCAGGAGTTGAAGTAATGGCTGTAAACATTCCCATCATCAGCGAATTTGACGGCTCTGGTATTAAAAAAGCCATCTCTCAGTTCAAGGACTTAGAAACAAACGGGCAGAAGGCTCAGTTCGCTATCAAAAAGGCTGCTGTCCCAGCGGCTGCTGCACTTGTTGGTTTGGGCGCTGCACTTTTTGACGCCACCAAGGGCGCTATTGAAGATGACGCTGCACAAAAGAAACTTGCCCTCCAGTTAATGAACAGCGCTGGCGCTACTGATGCCCAGATTGCAGCAACCGAAACTTGGATATCTACACAAGGCAAAGCGCTTGGCGTCACAGATGATGACCTTCGTCCTGCCCTTGCTCGATTGGTTAGCCAAACACATGACGTCACAAAAGCCCAAGAACTTGCCTCACTTGCTATGGACATCAGCGCAGGCACTGGCAAAGACCTAGGCACAGTCACCGAAGCCTTAGCGAAAGCGGCTGGCGGCTCCACAACAGCCCTAGCCAAACTGTCACCAGAACTCAAGCAAATGGCAAAAGACGGCGCAAGCGCAGACGAAATGATGGCTGCCCTATCTGGAACTTTTATGGATCAGGCAACAGTTGCTGCCGACAGTGCCCAAGGACAATTCAAGCGTCTTGGCATTGCCCTATCAGAAACCAAAGAGTCAATCGGCGCTGCACTTATTCCAGCCGTTGAAGCCATGCTTCCCTTGCTTACTTCGTTTGGTAACTGGGCACAAGAACACCCTGAAATCTTGCTGGCTATCGGCGCTGCCATTGCCACTATCGCTGCAGCCATTGTTGCTGTAAACATTGCCATGGCTCTCAACCCATTTAGCCTCATAGCAATTGCAGTGGTTGGTTTAGGTGCTTTGCTTGTAACGGCCTACAAGAAGTTCACACCGTTCAAAACTGTTGTGGATTCAATCTTTGGCGCTATGGAGTTTTGGATTGGCGAAGTAGTCATTCCATTGTTCAATACTTTGCTTTCAACTGTGAAGGCCGTCTTTAACGGCATCGCTCGAATCTGGAACAGTACTGTTGGCAAGTTGTCATTTAAGATTCCTGATTGGGTTCCGGGTATCGGCGGAAATGGTTTTTCAATGCCAGACATTCCAATGCTTGCCAATGGTGGAATTGTGACCAGCCCAACACTCGCTTTGATTGGTGAGGCTGGCCCTGAGGCCGTCATCCCTCTTTCGCAAATGGGCAACATGGGTGGCGGCATGAACATCACAGTCAACGCTGGTCTTGTTTCAACGCCAGACCAAATCGGTCAGCAAATCATTGAAGCAATTCAACGCGCACAGCGCCGTAGTGGAACGGTCTTTGCAGCAGCATGAGTACCCCAACTATGCAGGTCATGGTGGGCTTTCAAAGCACCACAGGCTTCGGTAACCCATTTCTTTTAAATGATGCCTTCTACGGCGTTCTGGACACGGCTGGACGAGGAACCCTTGGTGGTGTCACCATGGTTGATTTGACCTATTTAGTTGAATCCGTCAATATTACCCGTGGACGCTCACGCCAGTTAGATCAGTTCAATGCAGGCACAGCAACCATTGCGTTTGACAATGCCAGCCAAATCTTGAACCCAAGCAACACGTCAAGTCCTTACTACCCGTTTGTGTTGCCTCGATGCCCAGTGCAAATTCTTGCCAACGGCATTCCCATCTACACGGGTCTTGTGACCGACTGGAACCTTGACTATGACATCAGCAATCAGGACATCATGTATGCCTCGTGTTCTGATCAGTTCACAGTGCTTGCGAACCAAGCCTTAAACGCTGTCACGCCATCTGCTGAACTTTCAGGCGCTCGAATCAACGCAGTTTTGAGCCTGCCCGAAATTAACTACCAAGGCGCTCGCGCTATTGACACTGGTTCATCAACTCTTGGTGCATACGCAATTGCCCAAGACACCAACGTGCTTAATTATCTGCAACTGGTAAACACCAGCGAGCAGGGCTATCTCTTTATGAGCGCCAATGGCACCCTGACCTTCAAGGGTAGGTCTAGTGTTCTTAACCCAGTCGCTGGGGCTACTTTTAACACTGACGGGACAGGCTTGCCATACCAGACACTTGTAAACCAATACGGCGATGAGTTGCTTTACAACTACATTGTGACCCAATCGCCAGCAGGGGCTAAACAAACCACCAGCAACGCCACCAGCATCGCTTTGTATCAAGCACAGCAGTATGCACTGCTCGATTTACTTAACAGCACAACCACCGAAGTTGCTGGTCTTGGCAACTATCTTCTTGGCAAATACCAAAACCCAGTTCTTCGCTTTACGGGACTATCTACCCAGATGGCTGCTCTTTCAACGGCTAACCAAAACATTATTCTTGGCCTTGACATGACCAGCATTTGCACAGTGGTTAAAAACTTTGTAGTGGGCACCCCAGCCACTGAGACACAGACCCTGATTGTGTCCGGCATTAGCCACAACATCACTCCGGGTAGCCATATTGTTTCGTACACTTTTGAAAGTACGGACGGCAACCAATACCTTACGCTTGACAACACAATCTTCGGACTTCTTAACAACAACCTTCTAGCCTTTTAAGGGGAGACAACATCATGGCAACATTCGGAACATACGTATCAGGGCAGATTCTGACCGCTGCAGAATTAAATGCTGGGATGCCGTTGTGTGTCGTTGAAAACACAGCAGTGACTTTGACAGACGGAGTAGCCGCATTTATTCCATTTACAACTGAAATTGTAGATGCGCTTGGTTGGCACAGTAACTCTGTAAACACTTCGCGCATTACGCCTAACATTGCTGGCACATACCTCGTAACTTTAGTTATTAACAATGTGTCAGGCACGACTCGCGCTCTTACTGGAGTACAAAAAAACGGTGCGGCTACAAGCGTTCCGGTTTATATGGATACGCCCGGAACTATTGACGACTTTACAGTTTCAGGCTATGTAACTGCTAACGGCACAACCGATTATTTTGAGCAACAAGCCCTTGTTACTGGCGCAACTAAGACTGGCGTTAGGTGCCAATTCTCAATGCAAAGAATTGCATCGTGAGAAAACCATTGATTCTATTGGTGTTTTTAGCATCGCTGACCGCTTGCGCAGACCGTGAACGCCTGAACTGCCCACCAACAAAAAACAAAGCACTACGCGGAGTCACCGAAACAATCTCAACAACAACAGCACCTGCCTATGGCACTGGAGGGAAATGCGTATGAAACCCGACAACAGACACAGCAACGAAGAAATCAAAGCACGACTTATCTTTGTCGTAGCCATTGGATTAACCATCGCTTTCCTTGCTTCCATCTTGGCTCTGCTCTACGGCCTTCTCTTCGTAACTCAACCGCTTGAAGTTTCACCTAATGACGATGCAGCATGGTCTGTACTGTCACCAATGCTCGCCACCCTCACTGGCGGTCTCTTGGGCGTGTTGGCTGGTAATGGTTTG